TGGTGAAGGTGATATGTTAGCCGCGTTGGGTCTGATCTATGGAACAGAAGAGGCCACGGATTTTAGTGAGAATGTACATAAGATGTTAAAATTAAATGCGTATCGTTCAAGCGTCACGATGGCTCGTGAGAGAGGGGCTTTCCCGATATTCGACGTAAAAAATGAGGCGAATAACCCCTTTATTCGACGTATTAAGGAAGAAGATCCCAATTTATACTTAGATATGGTCGAATATGGTCGTAGGAACATTTCATTATTGACGATCGCCCCGACAGGAACTTCAAGTATAATGACTCAAACCACATCAGGGATTGAACCCGCGTTTCTTACCTTTTATATGAGACGTAGGAAAATTAACCCACAGGAAAAAGATTCTAGGGTTGATTTTATTGATGAAGAGGGGATATCGTGGCAAGAATACCCGGTTTTCCATCATAAATTTGAAATGTGGTTGGAGATCAATGGATATGATATTGAAGAGATTAAAGAATTGAAACCCGATGATCTTATGGAGATCATAAAGAAGTCACCATATTATAAGGCGACCTCCGCTGATGTTGATTGGGTTAAGAAAGTAGAAATGCAGGGTCGGGTACAGAAACATGTGGATCATTCCATTTCGGTTACCGTTAATTTACCGAAAGACACGACTGAAGAAACCGTATCTAAGGTATATGAGACAGGTTGGAGATCTGGATGTAAGGGAATTACCGTATATCGTGACGGATCCAGAAGTGGTGTATTGGTTGGGGTCGAAGAAAAGAAAAAAGAAGAACCCAAGGAAATTCATATTCCCAAAAGACCTAAAAGATTGAAAGCGGATATTCATCACTTCCAAAATAACTTGGAAAAATGGATTGGTGTTGTTGGAATCAGAGACGGTCGGCCTTATGAGATTTTCACGGGAAAATTTGAGAACGGATTAAGTAACCTCCCAATGAGTTTGAAAGAATGTGAGGTCGTAAAAAATATTGTGGAAGTTGATGGTAAGAGGGTAAAGAGATACGATATCGAATACGTAGATAGTCAAGGAGTAAAACACACCCACACAGGTCTTAATCATGCGTTTAACCCAGAGTATTGGAACTACGCAAAGTTTATTTCGGGAGTACTTAGACACAAGATGCCCTTGGTGTACGTATATAACTTAATTGACTCTATGACGTTTACCGATGATCATATTAATACATGGAAAAATGGTATCGGGAGAATTGTTAAGAGGTATATTAAAGATGGTGAAAAGGGTACGGGAACATGCCCTGAGTGTGGAAGTGAACATCTCCATTTTGTTGAGGGGTGTCTAACCTGTAAATCTTGTGGTAATTCAAAATGTGGATAAATAAAACTATAAATTAATAAAAGAAAAACTATGAGAGAAATTTTTTATGAGATGCATCGATCAGAAGCTGTCCTGGTGTTATTAGGAAAAGATAAAGTCGCCTCGACATTCACCAACTTAAAATTGGCGGCAGAACTTGAATCCCATTTTCCTGAAAAAGGAAGATTGTATTTGGTTAAAGAAGACCATTTACCGTTGGGTGAAATTTGTCTCACATCAAAATCGTTTTAATATGATTAGTGAAGAAACAAGAATAGAGGGTCATGCTCTCGATGAGAAAATTATAAAGGGTTATTTTTTGTCTATATACGACTTGGCAAGACTTGTTAGAGATTTTCAAGCGGACTGCCAGGATGGATTCGTTAGTAACGACCTTTCCTATTTAGAACATTGGTTAAAAAAACACGAACAGATATAAGGTCAGTTCGTATGCGTCGTTAAAGCGTGGTATTAATTTATCACGCTTTTTTTATTTCTTAATATTTATGAAATATGAGTACATACGGCATAGATTATCCATTTAGAGACAGTACCGTTGGGAATTATGTTTCGATGACCGGAACTCCTGAGAGGGAAGTTCGTGCTGATTTGATCCATTTGTTGTTGACGCGCAAGGGAAGTCGTTATTTTTTACCTGATTTTGGGACTAGGTTATACGAATTCATTTTCGAACAAAACGACTCAGTGTCGTATGGTCAGATTGAAGATGAGATTCGTGAGGGTGTAAGAAAGTATATACCGAATTTAGATATTAATTCAATAAGTGTCGTCAGTGCAGAAGATGATCCAGAAGAACCAATGTCACCTTCGGAAGAACAGGACAATAGGTTATTTAGGGTTGGCGATTCCTCATCAAAACCATATACGGCTAAAGTACGAATAGATTACACGGTTAATAATGGTGCATTTTCAACATCAGATTTTATAATATTAAACATTTAACATGTCAAAACAGATATCATACGGAGTAAGGGATTTTGCCAGTTTAAGGGATGAATTGGTTAAGTTGACAAAACAATATTATCCCGATTTAGTGTCCAATTTTAATGATGCGTCGATTTATTCCGTATTACTGGACTTAAACGCGGCCGTATCAGATAACTTACATTTCCACATTGACCGAGTATGGCAAGAAACGATGTTAGATTTTGCCCAAGAAAGAAAGTCGTTATTCCATATCGCAAAAACGTATGGAATTAGATTACCCGGAGCCCGACCATCTACCGCATTATGTGATTTTAGTATTAATGTACCCGCTTATGGTGACAAAGAAGATGAGAGGTACGAAGGAATATTAAAGGCGGGATCCCAAGTGTCTGGTGGTGGACAAGTTTTTGAAATTCTTGAGGATGTAGATTTTTCAAGCCCATTTGATAGTTCAGGTACAACAAATAGAACAAAAGTCCCTAATTTTAATAGTAATAACAAACTTATATCATATACGATCACAAAAAGGGCTCCAGTTGTTAATGGGATTTCTCGTATATATCGAAAAGTTATTACTTCTACTGACCAAAAACCATTTTTACGATTATATCTACCAGAACGAAGCATTCTTGGAGTAACATCAATTATCCACAAAGACGGAACAAGTTATAACGCAAATCCAACTGACGACGAGTTTACGTCATCAAAAAATAAGTGGTACGAGGTTAAATCGTTGATCGAAGATAAAGTTTTCATCGAAGATCCAACCGCAGCTTCTGATAGCGACACTTATAAAGCGGGTGATTATACACAGGTGACCAAGAAATTTTATAGTGAATACTCTCCAGAGGGTTATTTTTCATTAACTTTTGGATCTGGAAATGTCGACCCAATGGATAATTTGGATGATTATATGACAAGTTCAATGAAAGTTAATCTCGCGACTTTCTTAAATAACACCTCTTTAGGTGAAATTCCGAAACCCAACACCACATTGTTCGTTAAATATCGTGTTGGAGGGGGTAAAGACACGAATATAGGGGTTAACGTCATCACAACCATGGATTCCTATGATTTCGTTGTAAACGGCCCAAATACGTCTGTAAACAACCAAACAAGTCAATCGATGAGGGTAACTAATGTTACACCAGCAATTGGTGGAGCGGATGCCCCGACCATCGAAGAAATGAGAAACATGATTGCATATAACTTTTCAGCACAAAACAGAGCGGTCACGTTGAACGATTACAAATCATTAGTAGAGACAATGCCATCGACATACGGAGCGCCCGCGAAAGTAAGTGTAATGGAAGAAGATAATAAAGTTCGAATTAAATTATTGTCTTACGATGAGGCTGGGAACTTAATTGACACGGTATCCAATACATTAAAAAATAACGTCATAAATTATCTTGCAAATTATAGGATGTTAAATGATTATTTAGACATTCAAAGTGGTGAGGTAATAGATATGGGGTTAGAGGTGGATTTAGTCGTTAATAAGAACGAAAATTCAACCGATATCGTGAAGAACGTAATTTCTGAAATTACAGGCTTTTTTGACATTACTAAAAGAAAGATGGGTGACCCACTATTAGTTGGGGATTTATCAAAAAATATTGGTAATGTTGGGGGTGTTGTTAACGTGGTTGATATCCGAGTTTTCAACAAAATAGGTGGTAATTATTCGTCAGCCGAGGTAGCTCAATCATATGAGGACAACGCGACTAAAGAAATATTGCAGTCAGATAGTACCATTTATATGAAAACCAACCAAATATTCCAAATCAGATTTCCTAGTACAGATATAAAAATTAGGACTAAAAATCTCTCTTCCACTACATATTAATTTGTTTTTTATGTATCTTATAGAAAACTGGGAAGTTTCTATTTATATAATATGATACAAAAACATCGAATCAGCACAAACATTGGAAGGGACCAACGGGTTAATGTTGAAATTAATCAGAATTTCGACATCATGGAAATCCTTTCATTAAAATTTTCACAAAAAGATATTTTTGCGTCGGGAAGTTGCTCTGAGTATGGGGTTGTTGTTGGTCGTGTATCGGCCAACAATGGATTTGGTGTTCCAAACGCAAAGGTTTCAATATTCATTCCACAAGATAGTATGGACGCGGATGATCCAGTCATCTCAGCATTATATCCATATCAAGAAATAAATGATAAAGATGAAAATGGTTATAGATATAATCTATTACCAGAAAGACAACAACATTCTGGTCACGCACCAACAGGGACGTTCCCCGACCAACAAGACATTTTAACCCGGGAAGAAGTTCTCGAAGTTTTTGAGAGTTATTACAAATACACTGTCAAAACAAACTCTGCGGGGGATTTTATGATTTGGGGGGTTCCAATTGGTGTTCAGACAATACATGTTGACTTGGATTTATCTGACATTGGTTGTTTCTCACTCAGACCATACGACTTTCTTAAAAAAGGGTATGGGGAAGCTGATTTCGAAAGGTTTTATCAATTTAAATCAAGCTCGGATATCGATGGATTACCCCAAATTGTCACATTTGACAGAAGTATTGAAGTTTACCCATTGTGGGGAAACGAAGATCTTTGTGAGATCGGAATAAGTCGAACCGATTTCGATTTGTCTGATAGGGGGATTGTAATTGAGCCAATATCACTAATACTAGCCTCGACAATTACTGATGATTCTAGTGACGCTGTTAAACGAAATGGAAAGATAAGAGCAAAGTCGGGGTATAAATGTAATTTACAAACATTAGGTGGGACAATTGGATGTGTTCGACAAACAGGGAAACAGGTTTTAGGTTCTGACGGCACAACAATGTACCCCGAATTAGAATATTTTAGTGTTACTGAAGTTATTGATTCAGAAGGTGTGGCCATGGTGGCACTTCCGATGAATTTGGAATATGTGTATACAGATGAGTTCGGAGAAGAAAAAATAACAAACGAT